CGACCAAGAAGACGTGAAGCAGAAGCCATAACGTCATCGAACGAAGCGTTGAGCAAAAGCTCAGACACTGCGATAGCGAAGCCGTGCTCGGCAACCGTGATGCGGTACTGCTGAGCGGTGATGCCGTAAGTCTTCATACGGATACCTTCAACCAGCGGACCCGAGGGGATCGGAAGGTTGTTGTAACGCATGAAGTTGACGGTGAGACCCGGCATAACGCCAAGTTCCGTCTTCTTTACAGCGAACTGCTCAAACCGGAGAACCGGCATGGCCTGAAAGAGAATCTCCTTCGACCAAACAGTTTGGATTGCGGGACCCATGAGCGAGGTACCAGAAGTGATACCTGCGCCGTAGCCACCAGTGATATTTGCACCGTCAAATGAGGTGCCGTAGCCTGCCGGAGCGTCGAATGCGCTACCGGTAAGACCACCAGCAACACGGTTAGTACCCGTGATGCCTGAACCAGAAGGGATCTGGAAAGCCATTAGAGTGTCCTCCTATTGGACTTGGCTGATTAATAAGGGGTTGTACTTCTACTACTTAGCCTCGGTACTGACGGCCAGCAGCGTTAAGAAGGCTCGCCCGATAGCGCTTATACGTTTCCATGTCCATTGTCCGAATATCATCCGGCGTAATCGATTCGTACGTCTCCATTTGCTCCAATGGCCCTACAGGAGGAGCAGTCGGAGCCGCTCCCCTCATTGACTGCCGCTGAGCAGAGGCCGAAACCTCAAAGTTGCCCATAATGGCGGCAGTACGAGCCTTCATCTCATCGATGAAAGCGTCGATTTCAATTTCTGAGTTCCCCGTGATCAGATCACGGAGTTCAGGAATGATGTACTCGGATTCTTGAGCAATGCGCTCTTGGCGATATTGCTCCAGTTCGTTGAACCGGCGCTCACGCTCAAAAACTGCTCGGTCCTGCTCGTAGCGATTTTCGAGTTCTGAGAATCGATCCGTCCACTCTTCCTCTTTACGTTTGAGGAGGTCTCGGGTTTCCATCTTCTCTTCTTCTTCACGACGAGCACGATCAGCCTCAGCCTGAATTTCCGCAAGGCGTGCAGCTTCCTGCTCCTCACGTTCCTTCTGAATTGACCTAAGCTGTTCGTCCATTGTCTGAATTCGACCGTAAAGCTTATCCTTCTCTTCACGACGAACTCGTTCAAGATCCTCTTCCGTATAGAAATTGGATGTGGCTACATTCTGTTCAACATTGTTGGTCATCTGCTGGGGGGTTCCCAGAGGGTTCCCTGCCATAGTTTCAGCCTGAACTTCTGCCCAAGTTGACGCCATGCGAGGCGCTTCTTTAGGATCTGCTCCGACAATGAAACCGTCATTCGTATCAGTAACGTCCTGCGACATAATCTTAATTCCTTAAACAGTTGATTTTACGGTACCTATAGTTATAGCACATAAAGTGCGATAACCATGCAAACCTTCACTAACTTTCGAAAGTTTCTCGCTCAGGCGGCTCTTGTTGATACGCCATCTGCATAATCTGCATCGCTAGATTCGGGTCTACACCGGGGGCCATCTGACCGTCTCCCATATCTTGACCGGGAAGTATCAGAGGCTGGCCGTCTGGTGTCATACCAGTGGCCTGAATAATAAATTGAGATGCCTGAGCCTGAATGAGGTTGAGAGCAGCCTGCTCCTTAGTGTCCTCAATCATCTCTTCGTTGATCTCAGCGATCTTCTGCTCAGCGAACATCTCACCCAAATCTCGCAAGGCTCCACGCTTGGACTCAAGGCCCATAGCCATACGAGCCTGAATCTCGTTGATCTTGATAAGCACGTCCACGGGAAGAGGCTCAGGCCAGTGAACAGTGGTCTGATAGGAGACCGGATCTTCAGGATTGATAACGTCATACTGTCCCATACGCAGGGGAACAGTTGCCACATAAGGATTGTACTGAAGAGATTCAGGTTCCTTGAAAACGGCGTGAAGAATGATTAGTTCATTAATGCGCTTAAACAGCCGTGTGTACTGAGACTTCTTCAGTCCATACTTCTGCATAAGCGGCTGATACTGAACAGCCAGAGCGGTACCACTGGTATTGGATATGGGCTGCATCTGACCAAGGGCCGAAGCAGGAACGCCAGTCATCTCGTGCATAGCCTGCTTGATAAGTTCCATATAACCCATGATGCCAGCGAAGTTGGTATCCATCGTAAGGTTCTCAATACGAGCGTCCTTAGTACCGATAGTCCAAACCTTCTTTGGCCCCTTTTCAAGGTTTGATGCCTTGGCACCAATGATCACTGTCACGGGACTGCCGTGGTAGTTAATGATCTCAGAGACCTCAGTGGCCTTTTCATTGAACTCTCGGTTTAGCGAGATGATGTCCGTGATGTCCGCAAGGCCCCACGGTGAAGAAGCCACAGGTATGTTCTGCGTATAGGCGATAGGAATCTCGCCCAACGGGTTGGGACGCTGGTCAATACGCTCGTCATTGATATATTCCTCAATGAAATCCTCGGTCAGGATCTCCGTGTAGGTGAAGACCTGACGGGCGCCGTCAGAGGCGGTACCCCAGAACTTGTACTTCAGCTTGAAACGTATCAGGCGAGTACGGTCATGTGGATGCCACTCTGGGAAACAGAAAGCAGGGTTCAGCGGAAGGATGCGGAACTTACCGGGACGCACACGACCAGCGGCATCTTGGAAAGGTTCTTCATAAGCAACCTTGACAAACACATCACCTGACACGGAGCCATGCTGCCCCATTTCCCACAAAGTGGTTTCTTTGTCGTTGTCATGTTCCCAAGCCCGCTTGAGAAGGTAGGGGATAATTCCTGAGGTGGCCTCGGGAGAACCGAAGTTCACGCCCTTACCAAAGGTGAAGTTCACCATGTAGTCAGCGAAGGCTTTGACATAGTTGAACGAGAGTTGCGCTTCGCCAAGTTCACGACGATAAGCCCAATGATGTCCTAAATACCAAGCCCAGTTACTGGCATAACGGTTGAGACGTGGACCATGGACCTCAAACTCCTCATCCGCCAACTCCACAAGGCCAAGAGGGCTGATAGCAATAGTAAGATCGCTAGCAGCGGCTCTGTAAGAAGGAGGATAAAAGTTAAGGGACATGTTTGGTTACTCTATCACAAACTAGATAAGTTACTGGCCGAACTCTTCTTTACGAGAACGTACTGTGTTTATCCGCTTACTAGTATCATTGAGACGCTTGTAATATTCACGACTAGGCTGGCGCTCACTTACGCCTGCTGATCTAGCAGCAGCAATGTCTCCTGCAACATCGGCAGCGTAACTACCCCACAGGTTTTCCTGAACATCACGAGGAGTAGGAAGAGGGTTGATAGTGGGATTATGGGGAAATGGAATGATATTACCTCCAGCGTCTTCATCTGGAGAGTATCTAAGCCACGCATGATCTTTGTCGTACATACGTTGGGCTATTTTATGAGTAGCGGCGGTTCCGATATTGGCAATAGTTCCATAGTGAGGCTGTGCGGAAGTTCCGGGCTGATTTCCCAACATCCCGAATGCTCGGCTATGCATACCTTCGCCTGTGCCCAAGGCTTGCTCATATGAGAATCCCATAGGGCGCACTTGATGTGTATCAACAGTCATAGCTTGAGCAGACGAACGAGCAAGTCCCTTATTGGGTTTAGATACCCGTCCTTGGAGATCTTCATCTCCTGCTGCATTAGCTGCTAATGCCAATGTAAAAGTGGCTTGCTTATCCCGGTCTACTCCGCTCCAATACTCCTCAATGGCCGAAGGATCAAACTGTCCTGAAGCAAGTTCTCCTCGTAGAATTCGAGCAGTAGATTTACCATGAAGTCCTTGAAGACCTCCTGATACTCCTTTGGTACCAGCGGTGGCTCTTGCTGAAGCTTCTATGAAACCTTCGTCAGATCTATCTGGATAATCAGAAGCAATGGCTTGAACTTTATTAATAGAAGCTTCCGCCGCATCTAAATTGGGATAAACAGTATGTTCATGCTCTTGTCCTGCTCCTACTGTTTTACGCCAAGAACGCTGAGCAGAGGTGGCCCCAACCACGCTTCGCACAGACATAGGGTGTACGCCTTCTTCACGAGCCACGTCTCTCATCTGTTCCTGAGATGAGCCGGGATAAAAAGTAGGTTCTATTTCTGGATCAAAAGCTTGTGTTAGAAGCTCCCGTCCATGTGCCTGTAGGAATACATCTTTTCTATTTACTGGTCCTATTTCAGGACCTACAAGTTCACGAAGTTTCTGCTCATGGGTAATTTGACGAAGCCTATGAGTCTCTTGAGCCTTCGCTATATCGTTCTCAGTTACTGGGCGAGGATTGGGATTTGCAGCAGTAGCAGGCTTTTGAGTAGGTTCAATATACTGAGGCCCAGCACGAAATAGATCTTGAACAGTCTGTAAAGACTTGATTTTCGCATCTCTAATAGCCCCACCCATACCTCGGATGTTTAGCTCCTCCTCTGAGAGGGCTTTGGCTTCTTTATTAGCCTTCTGCATCTTGGACTTACTAGAAGCCGTAGGATTCTTCTTATGAGCAGCTTTCGCCTTAGCTGCTTTTTCGACCCTAGCTCCTTGATCCTCAGATATTCGACCAGCAGCTTCATCTAATTCTTGATGAGCCAGAGATACTGATCCGACAGTAGGAACTATGCCACCTTTAGATGATTCACGCAGAGGAGGTGCCCCAGCGGCTTTAATCTCAAGCTCATCAATATAATCAGGATGGAATAGCATTCCCTGAGTCGTACCCATGCCAATAGCGGTTTCAGGGTTAGATTCAAGAATCTGGTCTCGCATAGAAAGACGATGGGGAATGCGAGGGCTGATACGACCAGTACCACGGCCAGCGCCGGGGAAATAAACCTGACCTCGTGCTGCCATACGGGCACCTAAAGACATACCGGTATCGTCTATTTCATCAGTATTTATTTCTGAATTAGTAAGACGGCCTATAGATGTGGCTGTAGGAGCAGTTTGTCTAACTTCTCCAGTTTGAGAACGAAGAGTACTTACGCCGGGAACCACGTTTCCGTAGTCATCAGTAACCTCTTTTCCTCCGCCCCCTACAGTATCTCCGGGTTTTGTAGTAGAAAAGTTAGCCAGTTTTTCGCTGGGGTTCACTACTTTGCGACGTTTTTTAGCCATCTTATTTACCCTTAGTCATTCCCTTGGAGATGTTCTTATTGATCTTGTTTCGCTGCCAGCGAGGTTGGAGACCGGAAGGAAGGTCATTGGTCCCATAGGTCTTCATCAGATCTTTTGCCGCTTTGAGATAGTCCGGCATTATGTCGGCGTTACTCACCGGAGCGAACATCGGTTTCGGGCGAGTAGTTTTACCGGCAGGACGACCTGTAGCGCCGGGACCATAGGCGTTCTTCTGAACAGTCCCAGATCCCGGCGCAAAGCGACCGACGTTCACTTGTTATCAGTCGTTGACGAC